TATTGGCTAGACCACTATTAGAATATAAACCTAATAAATCAATATTATTGTATTTAATAACGCTATTCTTTATAAAATCCTCATTTTCAAGAGTATATTTTATTTCTTCAAGTTCTTCCTTTGTTAATTTTTTGTTGTAATGACCTTTGCCATTACTTAGTTCAAAACCAATTTTTACCTTTTCGATTTCTTTATTATTTTCTAATTCTTGTAGAGCATTATCTATATCTTCAAGAAGCTCCTCGCGACTAGTTTTAACACTAAATCGAGAACTAATTCCAAAAAGGCTACCAATATCAAGAGGCTCTGTTTCAAATATTAGATTCTTATATTTCTTCTCTTTTTCATCTAATAAAGTAATTCCATTAACAACTTTTTTGTCTACAGTAGATAACTTGCTTGCTGCTCTTGTCGATAAATCTCCTAATGTTATAGGTTTTTTATTAGTTATATTTGCTTCTTCTATCGTCCTTAGTTTCTGTTCTTGTCCTATACGATATGCGGCAGCTTTTGTAGGCTCTACATAACTTCCACTATTCACAGCATTTTCTACGTATTGTCTAGCTTCTTCTGCCTTTTCAGGTGTCCAAGCTTCAGAAGGTACTTGAGAAACAAAAGTAGGTGAATATGTTTGTTTTTCTTCTTTAGGTTTAGAAGCTCGTTCTCTAGCATTAGCTTGAGATTGACGATACATTTCGAGCCAAACTTGATCAGGTGTCATATTCTCTTGCTTGCTAGCAAGAATCTGTGCTACTTCATTGAGTTCAGGATAATAGCCTGCGTCTGGATTAAGCGCTTCATTACCCTTACTATCTTTAATAGTTAAATCTACAAGCTGTCCGTGTTCCCAGTCTATATTACCATTTTTATCAGGCTTTACAAATCCCTGCACACCAAGCCGAGCCATTTGCCTTGCATAAGCTTCGTAGTTTGGATCTGATTGTAAATCTCCAAGAGCTACTGCAATAGCTTTAGCCATTGTAAACTCTCGTGTATGATGTATATAGTGATCAGGTTTAATTTTGCTTATTTCGTCTGCAACTTTTTGAGAGTACAGTTGTAAACTCTTTGAAGTTTTTAGATCTGGACGATTTATTTGTGGACGATAATTGTATCGCCAAGCCTTGTTACCATTTACAAGTACATTATCATGATAGCCTTTCAAGTACTCTCTTTCTTTTTCATTAAGAAGCATCTTAGCTAAATTAGGATCTTTAGCTTGTACAGCTTCTAATTGTTTGAGCCATTCGTCGTCTTTTTTCTTTCTTGCAGCAAGATTGTATATATCACCAGACATCTGGTCTTTTAGCATTTCACCACGAAGCTCTGTAATCCTTCTATTAAGTTTTCCCATAGCCCAAGGATTAGCAACACCTTCCCGAGTAATATCTTCCAACGCTTTAGCGTATTGTAAATATTTCTGACGAGCTTCTTCGGACTCATAAGCGTTATCTACAAACTCCAATTTGAGCTGCTCTTGTAAAGCATTCTTTGCTTCTTCAAATTGATCTTGAGCTTCATCACGTCTTTGGATAACTTGTAATGCTGTATCTACAGAAGGATGATACAGACTGTCTTTTGCAGGCTGTACATCATCTACTCGAAATAAGTCATTTAACCTTGCCATATTAAGATAATGTTATCTTATTCTCATTTAACAAACCGTTAATCAAAGATACAATGTTTGCTTTTAACTCTTCATCTGTCGCTGAAGCAAGCTGTTCTTGCAAATTCTCTAATTCAGATTTTACTTCTGGAGATATTTCAGGATTACTGCTTAGGTAAGTTGTCAATTTCCCGCTTAAATCTTCTGGAGATAGTTCTGTGTTATTTACTGTTGGTTCTGCCTGTTTTACACCCTCAGAGCTTGTTTCTGCTGGAGCATCTATACTAGCGGTACTCGCTGTATTATCCTGCTGCGACATCCTGCCATTAGTTTGCGCAAAGAGCTTATTAAACAGCGCCACACCTTTATCTCCTAAACTGTGTAAACCTTCTTTTAATAAAGACGTATCCTCATTTGTTAAACCTGTAAGAGGATTAACTGTTTCACCATACTTAGAAGCTTTTGATACTAAATTGGCATCTGCAATATTCTTTTGGATATTATTGTATCCAGCTGCAATAGCGTTATCAACTTGCTGTTGGTTTGCAATTGTTTTACCACGCTGCGTATACATGTTAGCAAGTTGTTGCCTATTATTCATGTCTCTATCTGCTTCACCTTCCATAACAGCACGATCTCTATCTGTCTGTGCACTAGCTATCTGCCCTGCTAGTTGTGTACGCATTTGATTAGCTTGTTGATAAGCATTATCTAAAGCCTGCTGATACTGTGCCTCTGCTGCTAAATCTAGCGCTCTCATGGTATTTGCGCTCTGTGCAGAGTTACGTAAACGAGCTTGCTCTTGTAATTTGCTATTACGAAGTTTCTCTTGTTCTAAAGCCAAGTTTTTTGCAATGGCTTCTCGCTGTGCTTCTAGTGTTGCCAATCCTTGCAAACCATAATTTTGATTATGATTTACATTACCAGTTAGTTGAGACTCGTACTCATTCATGTTTCTGTTCAAGTCTCTGCCCATTTTATAGTTAGAATACATATTGTAGAGATCACCTAAATGAGGTCTGACCGCATTAACGCCTTTTTGAACAGTGCCAAATATAGAAGTCAGATTTGTAGCCTTTCCTGGCATTGCATAAGGTTTCTGATTTATATTCAGAGATTGAGGCGGATTATATGCTTTTGCTTGTATAGTGTTCAGTTTCTGTAGAGTGCCACCAGTTGCATATTGCTTGAATTTCTTGGAATTCAACTTAGTCTTATAAACATCCTCGTATCTCTTTGATAGTACATCTCTTATATCTTGCAACGGAACTTTACCTTTTACATTATCTGCCAGATCATCGTCAGAGAGATTATATATGGTACGTTCAAGTGCGTCTCTATCATACTCATCTCCATTAGCAAAAAAACCTGCTGTAGTGTACTGATCTATATTCTTTAGATAGATTTCAGGCATTTCAGCTTTTAATATTTTCTCTACCTCAACAGGATCATAAGTGGGTGTACTCGGATTAGCAATACCTCCTGTTGCAAAAGGATTATCATCAGTTATCTCACCTTCTTTAGTATATGTGACACCATCACGTTTATAACGATTTAATCTTTCTCCTGTAGCACGATAATAGTAATCTTCAAGAAACTGTAAATAGTTCTTATAACGCGTTACTTTCGACACGTCAGAATTTTGAAAAGTTTGTGCAGTAACCAACGCATAAGCATCCTGAAACGCTTCTTTTTCTTTTTCAGAAGGATTGCGAGTTAAGTACAAAGATCGATAACGATTACGTAGCTCCTCATTTGGAAAATGAACAAAAGCAAAAGGTCTAGATTGGGTAGTACCTAAAATTGTTGCATGATCTCCGTAGCCTGTAAATTGATCTTTCCTTCTGAGTATTATTGGTTGATTTTCATCTTCATTATATATAAATTTTGATGTTATAACATTACCCATAGGCTCAGGTTGGTGTTTATCAAGGTCGTCTCTCTCATTTGCCCAACGTTCTATATATCCATGTTTTTCTGCAAACTCTAGAAGCTTTTCAGGTGTTACAAAACCCGAAAAAGGTGCGTGCTTATCTAATTCTTCTTGTGAGATTATTATTTCGGGATGATTTTTATAATCCCTGATCTGTGCTCCTGTTGGCGTAGTAAGTTTTCTATCTTTATCTACGTATTGAAATTTGATTCCTTTTGTATCACCATAAAGCATAGATTTTATAGCACGAACTTGTTTTCTATTCAAAGGTCCAAGTCCATCTATGTTTGCGATTGAATTATTAAAATCATCAAAAACACTTTTGTCTAATTCTCTAGAGTAATATGAATCATTAGGATTATCCCAATTCCAATTATTTTCGGTGGCATTCATATATTTACCATCGTGTTTAGGAGGTTCATATCCACCAGTGGCAAATGTTCTTGGTTGTTCTTGAACACTACCTTGAGACATTTCATGTAATAGCATCTGCAGATCCATATCCTTTTTTTCTTCTTTTTCATTGATCTGCAAAATACGTTTCAAAGTCTTTTTAGCTACAACATCTGTTGGATTTTGCTGTAAGTATTTTTCTGCATTAGCTCTACGTGCCTCTCTTTGTATTTTACGCTGAGCCATACTCTGTCCTTCCTGTTGAAGTCTCTTTGAGTAAATTCTAGTACCAGCTGGCTCTTGGACAGGAATACCGCCTTGTTCGTGATTAAGCCCAATATATTGATATATAGAGCCATCAGGTCTTTCTGCTACTTCTTCTCCTTCTACTTCTATTGGTATATTACCACCAGTAGCAAATCCTTTAGAACCAACAGATTGCATGATATTTCCCGCTGTTTGTAGCACTCCTGCAGCAACACCTAATCCCCTTGTTAAATCATTTTCTGCACCCGCTCTAGCTTGTGCCAAAGCTTGTCTCTGTTTCCATAAAGCATTGTCAATAAACACACTTGGATTGTATTCCATAAAATTAGATTGCGGTAATTGTGCTGGGTTCATTGCATAAGGACCAATTATGGATCCGCCATCCATAAATTGTGGCACAGATTGTTGCTGTGGTTGCATAGGCTGCTGTACAGCATTTTGTACTTGATTATAAATCTGCACCACTTGTTCATCAGGAAGTTGCATAATTTGTTCTGGGCTCATACCAATTTCCTGCGCATGTTCTATAAGAAACTGACGCATAGTTTCTATATCAGTCTCTCCACTATCAGCAGCCTGTTCTATAGGCATCTGACTAGTTTCTGATTGAGACATGTTTTCTTGATACTGTGGCTCTTGATTATCCACAGTATTCATACCACCGAGTGAAAAATATTTACGTTTTGCCATTATCTTTCTGATTTTTGTCCTTTTGCGGTTGCCATAATGAACTCTATCTGAGCATTAGGAGTATCTTTTTGAGGATAATATATAAATCTCGCTACCAATGCATTACTTCTGAACATTGTACTTTCTTGCCAAGGCAATTCTTGAGACTCGTTTGGGTAAAAATAAAGGTAACTATTTTTTTCTTTATTAAATTTTGTAACAAATTCTTCTGTATTAAATATGGTCTTTATCATAAATCGCATTTCCGAAAAATCTCTGTTATAAGCTGAACGAATATCGTTGATATTCCAAGTATCTTCATCTTTGTTTATAAGAATTACATTATCTTGTTGTACACAATTTGAAAGAATATAATCAGTCAGCTTAGTATTTAGTTGAGATTTTGATTTGATATTTTTTAGATTAGAAATTTGTCTGTTATTATAGAATAGTATATGTGTAAATGTATCAAATTCTGCAGTTTCCACAGGAGCATTAAATACAGAATCACTATAAAGTAGTCTTGATTTATAACAAAGAGACTCCCAAGTTTGCGGCACATTTCTGACGGATGTAAAAACAACGTCTAAAATAAATGGATGTCTTTTATCATAGAAAATACAAGAACTTGTTCCATGAAAAGCTTCATTTTCCCCATGGTAAAATAATTTCGTTGTTGGCTCATAATAAGACAAAAATGAGTCTCTGTATCTTAAAAGTGTGTTATTACAATATGAATGAAAAGAGACCCAATGTAGTTGTTTGTCTTCTATTGAAAAACTTAATAAGAACGGTCTAATATTATTGATATCTTTATTCCCAAATAAAACCCTCTTTCGTTGTTTATCATATACACCAATATAGTATGCAAAGGTGTTTTTGAAAGCTAGATCAAACCAATTTCGCATTCCTAGATCACTAATGGGTATTAAATGCTGACCATCGAATTGGTATATTTTTTTATCACTTCTGCTAACCCAAAAAACGCCTTTATCTGTTTTCACTACAGATTCTATATCTTGGCATCCTCCTGCTAGAATCTCGTCCTCAGAAACTCGTCTAGGAGGTAGAGAAAAGAAATCTCCTGTGCCTATAAAAGAAACTATTCCAGCTTCTCCTGTTGTTCTTTCTTGTACATTTTCTGGTAGATACCATAATCCACGTTCTGTGTGTACAAAAAGTTGTCGATTAAAAGTGAAAAGATTGGTGACATCTCCTGTAGTTCCATCAAGATTTATATAATTGTTTGGCTGAAATTGTGTAAACTCGTCAGAGACTCCTTCATTGTTAGAAGCATTAGAATAGATAATACGTTTCGTTAATTGTTCTGCATCTAACCCTTTATAAAATTCTGATAAACAGAAAAATTGCTGTGCATTATTAGAAGCTAAATAATCAAAATTCATACTATACCATTCTGCAATAGGAATTACACGTAATGATTTACCAGATTTTTTTTCATCATTTGGCTCTACTAGCTTATTCGCAACATATAACGAACATTCATCTACAGGTAGACTGTTAAAGTTTACATACCAAGCATCTTTACTTGTATTATCAAATTCAAGATACCACAGTTCATTTCTGTCATAATTCAAAAGTAATGAACGATAATCGGGTAAAAATTCATTTATAGAATTTTTCAAATTAAATCGTAAATTAAAATTATAACGGCTTTCAAACCACATATCCCTAATAACTGTTCCTACATATTCGATACAATCATCACTAGGATTGTTACTATTTTCTATATCATAACCTATATCTCCATTATCATCGTATTTATATGTATTATTTGAAACTTTTACATTACGTTGCATATATTGCCAAATCAGTCCATCTTTAATGGTGTCTCGCAAACCAAGCTTCCATTTTTTATTAAAAACTTCGAGCATATTCTCTATTTCTATTCCTGATTTCACTAAGAGTGCTCCCCCTGCTATTATACCAGCTGCTAATCCAATGGCACCAACTGTAAGTAAAAGAGAAGAACCTGCAGTAAAAATAGCACCAACAACACCAACAATTGCACCGACAACAGCTACTGCAATACCTAGACATTTCATAAAAAATCCTTCACGTTCTTTTTCCTTATGTTCTCTATACTTTAATAATGTATCTACGTAACTTGTTGTCACAAATGGCATTGAAGAGATATAAACATCACCACCATTGCAATAACATGTATCAGAACCACTCTCTGAAAAATAACGTTTTTCAAGTTGATAATATGGCGCGTAAAGAAAATCGAAATATTGGTTATTATTATCCCTAATCAAATAAACTAACGGTAATTCATTGTTTTTGTATTCTATAAAAGTCGCTGGTTGTATAAAACAAAGTCGATTATCCAGTGAAAGATTAAAACATTCATTGCGATATCCTGTCAATTGTATACACTCTAGTGCTTTTGCATAGTTTATATTTTTGACATTTACAGTAAAATCACAAGATGTTTTACTTGAATGCAATTTGAATTCTGAGTAAATTTCTCGTGTTTGTAAAAACAATTGAAATCCTGTGTCGTCATACTCTTTTTTATCGTGGACACCTTCTACATACGATGAGCCTATTTGGACATCTTTATAACCACATTGATGCGCAAAATATGCTGTGATATTAAGATTTCCAAAATGATGTAGCCTGTTAAAATTTAATTGCTTCTCTTCTCTGAATAACTGTGTTGGAACAACTGCAGCAACAACTTTATTGGAATACGTCATATTCATAAAATTGCTGCAATTGTTTGTGTGACCATTTGCTTCAGAAATATTTGTAAGCGGTACTGTTTCCCGAAGACTTTTATCTTTACCTATCTGTTTACATGTAAATGGAATAATACCAAATGCACATTTTTTACTATCCTGCTCTTTGAAAACTGCACCAGAGTTCATAACAGGAAGTAGACATGCTGAATCAATAACAGAAGTATGTTGATCTGTGCGTTCTTGACGGACTATATAATATCCTACAATATTTTTTGAATCTGGATTCTTTATATTACAAAAGAAGATACCATAAATATTCGTTGCAACTTTTTTCACATTAAGCTGAGATTCTGTGTTATTACTTCCGCAAGCACCTGTTTGAGAATATTTGTAATCTATATCAGCTTTTACAACGTCATGAAAATTTAATTTTTCGACAAATTGTCCTCCATTTTCTACATATTCTTCTCCTACTAATGGTGTGAAAATTATGTTGAGTTTAATACTGGATGGGAAGATTTTTTTTGATAGTGTTGTAGTAAACATGCGTCTATCTAACACCTTAAATGTATAGTAAAGATTAGCATCGATTTCGTCTATATAAAATCTTAAAAATTTTGCCTCAAAACGAGAACCAGTTTTTGTGGTTTTAGTCTTGGTGTATCCAAAAATTCCAATTTCATCATTACGAAAGCCTATTTTATATTTTTTCTTTTCATCTCTTTCTAAAAAAACAAGTTTTTCAATTGTAGTTTTATTATTAGTTATGTTATAATATGAAATCTGTGCAGTGAATTTTTTATCTGCAGCATATTCTTTTTGATCGCTTTTGTCTACTTTTAGAAATAAATTTTGAACAGACTCATCTGTTAACTTAGCAGTATCACTTTCTGAAAGCCACTGATCAGACTTCATCATTTTATTTATCTCATCTTCTGAAAATATAGTCAGAAGATTTTTATAAGATATAGTAAATTCGATGTAAGCTGCACAATAATCAACATCAAAGACAAACTTTAAATCATTTGATGTGTATTGTACATTATTATTTTCGATAGTAACAAGATTATACTCTCTCTGAGGAAATCTATGAAAAGTAGCTAAATTAAGTTCTTTTTTTTCTCCATTAGATGTCTCATACTCATAATTATGTTTTACCTGATTAACAGCCTTATCTAATCTTAACAAAGCAACACATTTTTTATTTTCGTGTATACAACGATGTATGCCTTGAGCTTTTGCTATATTAAAAAAAGAGTTGTTGGGATTCGGTTCAAATTCAATCTCAACATCTTTATTATAACGATCTTTTGTATTTATCTTGTTTTGAGGAGCTGTAAACGGTATATGAAATACAGGACTCTTAGTACCATCTTTATAAATATATACAATCCCAAATGAATACGTTTCACCAGGACAATATCCTGCACTATAATAAGTAGAGCCAAAATGTCTATTACAGCCTTCTTTTAATATATTCTGCTGTTGTTCTTCAACAACACCTATTGCATTTATTTCATTTGCAAAATCTTGAAGCTTCTTATAATCCTTATTAGTTCCTTTTACATTACCCAGTAACAGTCTGTTTCCTAATACCGCAATTGTTTTTGCCGATTCTATGTAATCTAGAAAATTCTCTATAGATTGCACGCCAGTTTCAATAAATTCGTTACCTGTTATCGTATATTGCAACTGTTTATTTGGTATACGATTGGTCTTTAATAATTTATCAAATTTACCACGTCCTGTATTAGCACACAAAATTCCAAGTCTATAGTATGGATAAACAGGATCAAGATTATTTACTGTAACTAAGATTCCTTTAGTAGTTAATCCTTTGTTGTACGCTATACAATCAATATTTGTAGAACCAAATATTCTTGTCACGTCGTTCTTAAATGAGTCATGATAAACAACCAACTCGTGTGTACTTTCAATCCAGTTCGTATTTGTATCTATGTCATCAACATACTGTATAAACACAATATACTTGCCAGAAGGAAGATTTCCACCAGTGTCGATTACTTCAGCTTGTATCTTAGGAATATGTGAACTTTTCAAGAACAAATTAAATTTATCTACTAAAATTTCATTACCTTGTTTATATGCATCTAAGTAAGATTTAGTCTCACCAGCAGATTGATCTAAATATAACTTACGTGGTTTATTTATATTGTCAATCCAATATACATAAACTTCATTATTATTTCTGCTTCTTATAACGGCTTGAATTGGATGACTAAGTGAAAAGCCTAATTTTTGTTTACTGTTTTCGTCTGTTAATAATAGAGTTGTTAATGAGTTCTTTAAGATCCATATCTCACTGGAAAATTTATGCTTTGCAATTTCATTTTTAGAAACAAACAGTAGTATTTGCTTTTCTGATATATTGGCGTATCCTATTATTTTATATTCGTAGTCTGTATATGTTTTATTGTTAAAAGATGCTATACTATAATTAGATGGCTCAGAATATATAGAATTAGTCCCAAACAAACTTCCTTCCACAGCATTAAGTGCAAAGCGATATGTACCGTCAGGTTGCTCTTCTAATATATGATCCATGTCCATCCCTTTAGATGGCTTACTTATAAAATCTTCCATTAAAGTCTTTGCTTAAATTTTCTATCTTCTTCTCTTCCTAGTTTACCAAAGAACCCATAATATCGTTTTAAACGTGGTATTAAATGGTGTGTTTCTTCTAATAAATCTTGGTAGTCATCTATCGACTTAGGCATTTTAAAATAGCTGTTCGCTTGCTTTACATAGTGCTGCCAATTCTGCTGCGCTTTTTCAGCAATAGCGCTATATCCGTACTGACCATTCCACTGATACCATTCTGCTAGTTTCCACTTAATGTAATACATAATAGCTTGTAATACGGAAGGATTATCTGGTATCAATGGGTATCCTGTTTCCTTGTCTAAGGCTTGTTTAAGATAAGCAATAGCAACAAACCCTTCTCGAAATGAAAACCGTAATCTTTTTGCCATTGTACCTACAATAGTATACTCATCTTGGCAGCCTTTGTAAATATCGTGACCTTTCTTTTCTTTACAGACAATCGAATTAAAGAAGGTGCTATTTGCAAGTCTAACGGGGGTGAATAAATCCTTTTTGAGTCTTGAGTCTCCCCATAGCTTATATTCCCATTGTAAATCAAAAAATGGGCGGTAGTAAGCGACATCATAATCAGTAATAGGTCTACCAAAGCAATCTAATGGCACAGGATAGCTTAACTTGTTTACAGGATGATCTGTACAGAGCTCAATAATATCTTTAGTAAATTCTGAAGCTTGATTTCCACTACAACCACAGTCATTTGCTTTTTCTTTTGGTAGATCTTTTATACATTCTGGACTAGGACAAATACACGAGGTTTTATAGTCATTGCGATTATATCTTGCTATTTGCAATATAGCATGTAACCCATAGGGTATATCACAATGATGATCGTTCACTTCTAAAAATGCAACAGCCTCTTCAAGGTTTTCGGGTTGCTTCAAAAATTCCAAAGCTTCTCCTATCCACTCAATCACGTCTCCTTCATTAAGCGGTGTCCCTTGTAAATCCCTGTAGAGTTTAGTAAATATTGTATCTACAGTTGTGTAATTTATATTTACACTCATTTCTTTTTCTGGTATCTTACATTAAGAATGCCCTCGTTCGGATAAGATACACCTCCTTTAACTAGCTTTGCAAGTGCTCTTTTGTTATCTTTTAAGAACGTTAACCTATACACAGATTTAAGAGGCATTGTGGCTTCTTTCTTATGCCACACAAAAGAATATCTTATTCCATCAGAATGACTGTTATCACAATAAATAAACTTCTTTTTTCTTAACTCTGGTTTAGCTGCCCAGAGCTTATTAGTAGCGCCCCAGTCTATAGGAAGATTGTCTATTTTACCTTCCTCGTTGAAGTGTGGCGTGTATTTTTTACCTGTAATCTGTACCGTGCCAAATCTCCTCGGTAAAGATACTATCTCACCACCAAGAAGTTTCTGCATAAGATATGCATGATACATATCCTGTATAGTACTGTAAACTTTCTTTGGTACAGGTGCTTTACTTCTCTTTCTATAATATTTGTAACTACTCTTGTTCGTTTCCGTTTTCATAGTTCCGTCTAATTGGTTGATGTGTTCTATCTTCAGTAGAATTATTCGACAAATCTTGTGCACTAGCACTAAACATTTCAATAAGTTCTCTATACGCAATCTCTATTAGCGGCTCTATAAATCGACCCTCTATTGGAAATTCAAGCGTATAAGGATCTAAACACTGCTTTTCCTCACAAACAGCGGGATAAGTAGCTACCTCAATTGGATCTTCAAATAAGCCTGTTACAGTCAAAATCCGAGGACCTCTAACCCAAGTAATATATAGGAAGTTATTCCGAAGATAAAAATCTGGTATATGAGAAGTATACTTATTCCCTTTCTTATACTTCTTAGCAGACCATTGTGTTTCGGTATATCGTATAGTACCATCTACAGATGTTACGGACTCAATGTAATTAGTTAATCCGTCAGATGCTGGTTTAGGCAACTCCAATTTACTTCGCAATAAGTCACAACCTAAAGTAGGTAAACAGTTACCACACTCTTGTATGTTAGCTTTAATTAGCTCAACACAAGGTAGTGTTTGATAATTTATTGCATTAACAGATTTTTTTCTCTTTAGATCGTCATAAAGCAATTTCATCCTAACACTCTTCAATTTATTGTATATATGTCTTGAAGAGAGTCTAGAGTCATCACTCTGCACTCCATGAGAATATAGAGACTGTACTCGTTGAATAAGTTCTCCGACTGTCATTAGTAGTATTCTGTAAGCCACTGATTAAGTGGTAAGGTTAAATCTTTTGTTGGGCGTACATCAATAGTACCGTTATCTTTTAACCAAAGCAAAACTCGCTCACTCACTTTCAAGTTACATTGCTCTAGCATCAATTGATACATACTGAGTTGTAGTTGATACTTATTATAAGGACTATCTAGTAAGTCTTGAAACGGTGATAGCAGTTTCTTCTCTTTGTAGTTTTTGTCTAGATCTTTATTTGTTTTCCAATCAGCAATAACATAAGTATTATTCCGAGTATTATACAGAACTATATCAGCAGTACCTGCAAAAAGAAACTTCTGATGCACCATTTTCAGCTCTGAAAACACTGGAAGTATATGTTGTGGTAACCAGTTGTAGAACTTAATTATTGCTGCCTCGTAAGCTGTTTTTGGCTTAATATTCTTGTTATAAAAATATTGTTCAGCAAATAAATGTATATCTGTTCCTTTATGGCATGCTTGTGCTGCTGTGTCTTTCCACTGACCTACTAACTCTGTTGCAAGCTTCTTGTTTTGACTGCACATTTGCAATGCTACCGTTTCTGCTTGAAATGACTCACAAAAGTTCTTTATAACAGAAGAAACAGACTCCTTAATGGGTCTGTTCTTCCATGTATATGTATGACTTTCTTCTTGAAAGTCAATACCTGAAAAATACTCTCTTATGTACGCTAAATCTTGCTCGATCATGGCTCATCTTGATGTGTTTCTTTCTGCTGCTCATCAGAATGTTCTGAACCAAATTCATCAGGTATAATATTAAACTTCGAGTCTATTTTTCGCTCTATAACCTTGAAGAATTTATTCTCAAATATATCAAATATTTTATCAAGCAGCTTAAAGAGATATGGCATCTTACCATTATACCGTCTACCCATATTCTCTCCTATAGAAATATATTCTCTAAGAATGGTTAAAATAATAGGTATCAGAAGCAAGATACGTAGCCAGCTCTCATTGTAGATATACTTGATAACAACTACAGGCAAAATAAAATATAGCACTTGCGCTAGTATCTTGTTAATAGTTAATCCAAATTTCAAGCTTCGGATACTATGTCCTTCATAACGCGCTGCAACTATTCCTGTAATCATATCTACAAAAACTGAAAACACGGCAATAGCCGAAAACACAATAAACACTGAAAATTCTTTTACATCTATCATGGTAATATTACAATTAGTCTATTATACATTTTGCTTGATAAGTTTGATAAGGTCATCAAGAGTTATTTCAGATATTACAGCTCCATCTGTAACTAGTAACTTCATTTCGTCAAGAGGGTTAGTAATTAAGCTACTAAAATCACTCCACTTATCACGTTTTATACTTCTTAAACCATTTTTTGTATCTGCAACAAAATGACTTACGCTTCTATAAAAACCTGCTTTTTTTTGATATAAAGCATCAATGCTTAAATCAACTATTTTACTCTCTGTGTTTGACTCATTCGTATAATATAAGCAATTGTCCCTGTAACTTAATTGTGTTACTGTTTCTTTTGGAAAAGCAACTTCTGTAGATTGACCTTTTTCATCAATATACGTAAATCCTGCAACTGTCTTTTGTATAGTCGTAAGTGTCTCAAAAATAGGTATCTTTTCTATAACTGCTCCTACATCTCTGTCATTTTCTATTGGTACTGGATTATCTCCAACCTGAGTAGACATAGAGGGTTCATATATTTTTGGATACAATATTTCGATAACCCCATTTAATATAATATTATCTTTTAATGTTAAGCTACCAAAGTCACTATCCCCGAAACATCTATTTGGGTCATAAAAAATCTCACCTAATTGAGGTGGTTCATAGTCTGTTAAAAGCGTGTTCTCATCTGCTGTGCCAATACTACCTATATTAAGGTGAATACATCTTAGATCAGAAAATAATAAATTCTTTTGAGAAGAATGTTTTTGATGCCTCAAACTATTATGATTAGTAATTATCTCAGCATTGTTCTCTAAAAAAGTGTGATATAAATAAAATGTTCGTCCAAGCCAATCTAGCTTCAAATTCTTAGTCCAAGTTAAATCATACTCTTCAGGATTCTTCATAAATTCTTCAATAATAAGCTTTATGTTTTCAGGTTCTTTTTCATAAAGCTTATTGAATGCTTTTATTGCAAATTTGTTATCACAATACTGAGTATGCACAAATTCTCTTGTGTACAAAGGTTGTGTATATCCAAACACTTTTGTAGGTGAAGAAAGATTAAAATCTCTAATAAGAGTTATGTCTCCGCTTTCGTTTAAATATTCAATACCAGTTGACTCATGACTGTATTTTTTACCTAATGTAGTTTCTGTTTCAGATATTGAATTGTCATTTATTTGTGCAATTACATGAGCATTAGGTTTAGCAAATGACTCAAATTTGATTGTGAAAAGATCTTTGCCTTTAATAGTTGTGATCATACCTTTTTCGTCAGTATAATGCAGCGTTTGATTATTTGACTCTACACTAAGCTTAGTTACAGTTTCGTTAATTTCCTTTGTGTTGTCAACTCTAGCAATTGGATGACCTTCTATGATTAAAGGAGTAATTTCGACAGAGCTGCCACTGCCTCCTGTACCTATTAAATCAGTAAGTTTAATTGCTGTAGTTTTCCCTGCTTCATTACGATAGAGCAATTGTTTATGTGTTTTATCAGCACTAAGCTCTGTAACAGTCTCGTATAGTTTTACCCGATCTTCTTTTTCGTAAAAATCTAGTATGTGAATTGTGTTGCGCCATTCTTCAGGTATTGTTGAAGATTCTGTCCTTAATGCACAAGGATAATCAATAGTAACAACTCCTCCTTCTGAATAATACTTAAAGCCATATTCTGTTGGTTTTATGTTAGTAATTGTCTCGTATATTTTCGTTATACTCAACATTCCTATTTGACCCTGCATATCCTCTGATAAAGTAAGGGTCGCTATTAAATTATTCTGATGAGGTTGAGATTCTATGTCACTAGATATAGAATATCTTGGTAAACCAATTTCTCTCTTTTCTAATTTTTCATTTGTATATTCTAAACTACGATGAACACAATTGTAATCTAAGAACGTAGTTGTCTCGTTTTTAGCTAAAGTAAATGACCATTTTTTCTTATTCTCATCTATATAAGAAATCTCGTTTTTGTTGGGGTTATAAGATATTGATGTGAGTGTCTCTTCGGCAAGAAGAGGATAAGACGATATATTTCCTTTCTCATCTTTATACTTTAATGTTCCATTTTCTATAACTAGAGAAGTAACTGTTTCGTAGAAATCCATACCATTTATAACAGGTGAATCATCTCCCCTGTTAATTGAAATAGAACCAATAAGGTGATTATCATTTGTCACATAAGAACGCGCATAAGCATCATTGACAAATAAATGTGATAGTGATATATCTTTTTTCTCACCTTTCTCGTTGATATATGAAAACACTTTATGTGTTTTATCATATTCTAGTTCGGTATTGTGCTCTAGTACATTGAAGGTTTTATCAACTTTTAGTCTATTACCAACACGTAATTCACCGACTTTAACAGCATTTTCTTCTTCAACACTATTGATGTAATCAATCTCGTCTTTAGTAAGAAAAGGAAACACACCATAGCCATCATTTACAAGCTCAGAAGTACGTTCTACTGTCTTTGCGTCTATAAATACCGTGTGACTACTTCCATCAACAAATTTAGCTGTTAATTCGTGCTTTTTAGTATCGAATGTAAGTGCTGTTGGATAACCAAAGCATAAACACCCTTTGTCTTTGATACATTGCAATTGTCGAACTAAATATTCGACTTTACGCGTTAAATTATCCAAGAGTTCCATTATAGTTATAGCAGGTCTTTAAGATCTAATAAATAGCCAAAAATAAATTCATCGCTAATATACTGTTTATCTGCAGGAGTAAGCTCTTTGAATGTCGCTGTTTCTTTTGTCGTCATAAAACAACGTATATACACATACACTTTCATAAAACAAAAACCTGTTGATAATACTCTTTTCAATTCAGACGAAGCTTTAGGTTTAAGAACATAAGATTTCCCATCATCCTTAATTTCAAATTCGAGGTCTCTAAATTGTTGTGAGCCATGCGCAAATATTAGCGGATTTGAATCTGGATAAACAGTACTTAACATATAACTCCAATCGTTAAAGCCTGGACATGTGCCATTACTGATAAGTTTTAATTGAAAATCAGCACCACAACGACCAGGACGTTTAAGATAATCTTTAATTAGAAAACCATTATTATTATATGCAGTATATAGCATAGCTTGATTAAACAGCTTTGTAGTAACATTAAATTCTATAGAATCTGCGAGCTTGTTGTTATCACAATCCAAATTTTCATAGTTAAAATATTTATAATTAGTATCAAGACATCTTCTATACGGCAACTTTTTTGCGAAAAAATATACAGTATAAGTTCTATCTTGTTTTTGAATAAAACAACCATCTCTTTCTATCTTTGACGTGGCGTCTATATCTATATCTCTAAAGTAATCTACTATATGCTGACGCTCTGATCTAGTTAGATTATTGTTTTTGCTTATAATGTTAGGGTTTATATTGTTTGCAGTTATCACTGGTAATGTATGTAAATATATAACTTCATTGTAATCAATACGATTTTCTTCAAACTCAATTGTAAATTTAATGCAACCAGTTTGTGGTATTGCTTCATAGTTCTTCTTTTTAACAAGCCATTTTGGCTGTTTTATTCTTTTTGACGTAATTGAGCTTAAATCCAGTGTATGTTTCTTTATAATCAATTCATTAGATTTGAATGTACGATCATCAAGCATATACGTTATTGTAGCGTTTATAGTGTTTTTTTCTATTAAAAACTTCCTATAATCTGCAATTTCAATTGTAAAAATAAAGCCGTCATAATATATTTGTTTATCCCTAATAGAGACATTCTTTGAGGTACCTTCTATAATTACTTCACCTTCTTTTACTCTTAGATCATTAAATAAACGCAACGTAAGATTTCTAATAATATTCTCTTTAGTTATATCAAGCGTATAGTCTACTTTGTCTTTTGGGTGGATAACAAAAAGTTGTACCTGAATCTTAACAGTTTTGTCTGCGCAAATAGAATCGTTTTCACACGTATAACACGTCAGTATTTGAAATAGTTTAATATCTAATAATTTGCTTATAGAGATATTCTCATGACACACTTTTCTAATTATAATCTTCTTCGCTTTTGTTTGAAGATATTGCATCTCATTCTGTATAAGTAACGGTGTTTTTTTTATGGCTTTTTTATAATCGAAGGTTATTGTTGCAGGCACATCTAGTTTCTGCAAATCATACATCGTAGGGAATTCCTCAAATGCAGCAGCAGGATCAACTAAGTTCTTATCAGTAATAAATTGATCCCATAACTCTTTAGTACCTTCGACAAACACAGTATTTGTTCTCACACCTAAAGTTCCAAATAACTGCATGATTTTTTGATGCACGCTATTCTCAAAGTAAACATTATTAAATAGTTTTACATCGCTGGTATTATTGTTCGTTTTTCCTCTTCCGTATCCTAGAAAGCTGTTAAACAACGGATCGATTACAATCTCAAATGTGTCTTCGTCAATCCCCGTGTAATCAGCTAAATCCACTCCATAATTATGCTTAATAACAAAATTAAATTTCTCAGTCTCGTTATCTGTAAAAGCTAGTTTACAAGGAACAGTACAATCTTTGAAATCTATTTCTTCAAATCTAAAATTGCCACCACTCCAGTGAGCGTTTTCTGGTTTAATGTAACATGACAATGTATCATACTTTTGATCATAATACGGCAAAAATAGCGCAGTTTTATTATTACTTGAAGATAATGCATGAAAAAATCTCACCTTGTTGTCAACGACTTCTAATACAATATGTTCAATTGGGACTAAGCCTGGGTTGTCATTTGCTAATTGTGATAACGATGGATACAATTTGTCTTTTACAACTAAGAAGTTATCGTCTTCTTTACTTAAAGTAAAATCTTTAGATCTATCAGTTGTTCGTAAATAATCTTGTGTCTTATCTACTAAAACTAATTGTTTAATTTGAGTCTTATCATAACCTTCTGTTTCAAGAAAAGTGAACATATCACGCGTAAAGAGCTTGTATAAATTCTTGCTTGCATTCTCTAATTCAAAAGTAATTTCAATATCTTTTACAACAGGCTTAAACTTCACATCAACTAGATTAGACTTCTCTATCCAATCTACATCTTTATAATCACAGATAATTTCACATTGGTATTGGAGATTATATGCCAAATCTTCAATGTGTTTTACTGCTACTTGGAAATCTTCGTAACACACAGCTTGTACAGAAGCAAAATTCCACGCTTTCAATAGAGCATTGTATAATGCTAATGTTTTTGCACCATACTCTTGCCCTAGAAATTTCTGTAAATCTAGAGTCTTGTTTACGCTTCCAATAAAAGTCGTTTCTAGTTGATGTTTGTTCGCCATTATACTGGTTCTATATGATTGTCTTTTATACCTAGATTGATACCTTCTACTGGCTTGTAATTCTTTTGTGGTTCACAATCCCTACAAATTTCGCAAATATCATCTAAAACTAAAAGAGTCTTTTCAGCTTCTTTGATATAACCTGATTTGAGCGCAATCATTAGAGCATCTATATAGACGTTGATTGTACTAGCATTTGACATACAATCTGGACAATCAGGATAAATTTCGTTACATCCTTTAATTGTCTTAAGCTTCATGACTGCTTTTAATAAGCAGTTGTAGTAGGTAGAAAACTCGGTAAAAAAGCCTTCTACTCTATTACCTTTAATGTCTTCTAATTCGACGAAAAACAAACCTGCAAATACATTTCCAAAGCCAATTTCCTTTGCAGTATAAGTTAAACTTAGTCTAGCTGATTTGTTTAACGTACTAGACAAATCTTTTTTCTCGTAACCAGTGCTTCCTGTAGCATCCACAATACGTTTTCTGATTATCAACTTCGTGAAATAATTTTCATTATCAGATGATGTCTGTGTCCTTGCTTGCAATATAAGTTTATTCTCGTTGTCTAAAAAAAGTTTACTTATCAGTATCATCTCTCTTAATTTTAATAAAGGGTGAGCCAGACACATATCTAACTCACCCTTTGCCAGTTATTCTGTGATGCCTATACAAACGGAACTTTTACCAGAGGCTTCAGCAGCGCAATCAGAGGATCTAAAGCTGCATTAGCCGTGGCAGCACTTGCTTGTTTCAATGCGATTATAATACGTATACCATTCTTGGCATCATGCCAATTAACAGCACTCATAATGTTGCAATCTAGTACAATTTGTGTATAGAAAGCATCAGGATCTGCAACAAGTTCAATGCCGTTGATAGGCAAATCTGCTCCCATTTTATAAGGACTTGGATTCAATTGCCAACCTGTAGACAAATATTCTAGTTGCCGTACATCATAGCCACTACCTTGTTCACCAGTTACTGTAGACATACCGTCATCTACTTTAGCCCAACTACAAACGTGGTTTTCCACTACCATACAAGGTAGACACCAAATGCTACGTCCTTTTTGATACATAGCATTGAGAGGAGACGAGCTTGCAATCTTCGGATACTCTTTTAGTTCAATTACAAGATCTAGGAACTTTGTCGGAGCGGCAGGGTTAGCTGCATTAGCATTTGTTTTTACAAAAGCTTTTGCTTTATCAATTCTTTCTTGTACATTAGTACCAGCAGCAATGTCTGCATCGGTTGCACCACGTTCTACAAGCTTTACATCAAAAAGTGCATCTCTATCAATCACTAAAGCTTCAAATAATCCTACAGCAAGCTTATTCGGATCAGAAATATTACATGTAGTACAGCTGTTGCAACATTCACCAAGAGCTTGATAAGTCTTAGTAAATGTGTTATAACCTTGCATATTCATAATCTGCGTAGATCTGAACTCTAGCTTTAGTACATATTCTTTCCCGCACAAGAACTCAAAATCCGTAAACTTAATTTTCTGCTTAGTTGCTTTCTTATACGGCAATTTTGTGATGCTTTCGATTTCTGTAAGCTCCAAATAAGGATCGCCCAAGAATTTCAGCTTTCCTTTACCGTCTGCGTAAGCAATATAACAGTAGTGTGTAGCGTCAAATGTGTCTAGCTTAACCGACAGATTTGTACTTCTATCAAACACTGCGAAAGTCTCTTTAGTTTTCGCAGCAAGGTCATCCAGAGTTTTACCTGCTTCATTGAGAAAATCAACGACAGCTCCTCTGGTAACTATCATTTGGAAAGGTAAATTATTTCTGTACATTACTAATTATTTAATTGGTTCAAATTTAGCTTTGTCATCTTAAACGGATCTTGTATTTGAAGCTGTCCGCTTGCCAGCATTACTGCTATATCTACTATCTCTCTATGTGTATGTGGAGATAATTCACAATCTTGTTTTTCTGTAAGTAAGATTGTTTCATTAAGTTGATATTTACCTCCTTCTATACCCTTTGCATAATGCATATATTTAGGTTTTCTTAGGTAAGTCAATAACACATCTCCTAAGTCAGATTCAGGCTCTTCGGAAATATCAGGAAGCTCAAGCTCAAGTTTGTTTTCAATAAACATGCCATTTATTTCTCGCCACACAATACTAGATTTATCGAATGGACTGATATGATTACTATCATCGTGTTGCTTAATTTTAACTACGCAGGACACATTTTTACAACTTCCTGTTTCTCCGTAGACTAGTGCTCTTACAAAAAACATATAATCTTCTGGTAAGTCATATCTCTTGCAACTATATCCTACACTTTTTTGTATCTTTTTATTGTCTACAAGAGATTTTTCTACTACAAGCATCTTAATATCATCAGTGTTCCGCTGAGATTTCTCAAAGCCTAAATGAAATGACAATCGAGGTTCTGCTACCATCTTGATAAACAATTCCTGCGCTTCATTAAGAAGCCAGTCAACTTCGGGAATCAGAAAGTTTCTAAACTGCTGACTGTCTATCTTATTTAATTTCATTTTGAAGTCGTAATGCATCTCCTCGATTGTCATTCTTCGCTAATTCAACTGTGACATAATTCTCAGTTTAAGCTCTTGGTTCTCCACATCTTTGAAGTACTTAATCACATCTTCAATATCAGAACCAAGCATTGCATCAAAGTAATAATACTTTGCACCTTTCTTCTGAAGCACATTCTTTTGCAAAGCCTCTACGATCAAAGCTCGTAAAGCCACATCTTCTTTATCCTTTTCTAAAAGAGACAAAAGACTTTGTGTTTCTTTCTCCAAAAGATTATCCATCTCAACATCCACAAAATCATCCGACTTACCTTTCAAATTTTTACCCCTAAGAATAAGAATAAGCTGGATTTTACGCTCTTTGCTAAGCTTGGCTACTTCCATGAAAGCTTTATTTTTCATAGCAATTTTGCTTGCCTTAGCTTCCACTTCTTCAGATTCATCAATAATTACGAAAAAAGCACTTGGAAATAACCCTTCATCAAGCTCTCTAATAGAATTAGCTACAAATGGAGAAGCTTTTAATATCTTCAAACGGATAAATTCTAACGGGTTATCTGTGTTAAATAATACAGGATAGTTAGGCAATTTTACTGTAGCTATTTCAGAGTCCCAGAAAGGGTGAGGCGCGTTCTGGTTGAAAAATGGTGTCAAATCGTATGTAACACCTTTTTCTCTTAACATGGCAATATCACTTTCTGACAGACCTGTGCTATACAAGCTGGTAGATGAATCTACCAAAGCTCGTATAACTCTAGGTCTTGAGAAATTTTCTTTACCTCTTTTTTGATGCCAACGCTCTCTTTCTATTGGTCTTACTTCAACAATCATAAGGATATTTTTTAATTTCTAGCAAGAATAAGTTCGCCACATTTTGTTACATCAGTAACTTGAACACCTAAATTGCTCACAGTTACTATTTCGTAAGCGTCTTTTGAAGTTGCGGTATTCGCGCCTTGAGCAGGTCCTAGATGTCCCCACAAACCATCAATGTAACTAAAAGCATCCCCATCTTTCTTTTTTACGATCTGAATATTGGACGCAACACCATCACCTGAAAAGTCTAAGAAAGTCATACGCTGTGATTCAAGCGGGTATCCAGTAATTGGATCGATTTCAAAGTTCAAATCACGAGCATCATACAAGGGTTGATGTACCACAGTTAAACTCGAGCCATTTGCCATATCGTACTGTACATATTGCATACCTGCTGAAAATGCATTATTGTGATACGGGCTTGAAACTCTTTTCTGAAACTGTTCAATATTACGAATAAATCCAGACTTCTGTGTCCAGTCTTGGACAGCACGGTGGAAATTTAGCATACCATACTCACCAGTATAAGCTATCACTTTACGACCTTGTCCTGGTTTTGTACGACCATAAAAAATATCCATAAGATATTCTTCAATAAGACGCGCTGTTAAGTGATTATAGTAAGCAATGTTACTGTCTTCTAACTGTTCTTGAATCCCAGGAAAAAGGCGAACATTATTACCAGTACTACCTGTCAATGAACTAGCTTGGCGACCATACCAAAGAACAATTTCTTTTTCGCGTGCCCATTGTCGCCAGAATTCTACTTCTGCATAACGAATCCAAGATTTGTGAATCTTCCCCGTATGATCAGGAATACCTACAGCCAAAATTTCTGTAGAAGCATAATCGGTAATACTATAAGTTTTACGCCATTTTCCTAACTTGTTTTTTAATGTAATTGGTGTACTAAATTGGGTAGAGCCTGCTTGCTCTGCTGCCTCTTCGTATGCTGACCCTAGTTTTGCCCACTGAGAACCGTACGTTAAATACTTCTCAGGAATGAACATATTATCATCATCGGTTATAATCTGCATGTTATATACCCAACCATCGCCATGACGAATGGGACCATCCATAACACGAGCTTGATAACGTTTATCAGAAGTGCCAGGAAACAAAATATCACCAGGTAAAAACCAGTTATTGTCTAGCTTTAATTTAAAAGGACGTCGATATTTTCCTGCTAGATTACCTGCCTCAAGATTTTCAAGAACAATCAAAGGGCGTGTATTCGCTCCTTTAAGATCCCATTCCCACTCAGTAGTCCCAATGACTTTTGTCATCATAGGATTCCCTAAAGCCATCGACATTAACGGATTATCTGAATAAATATTCCGTGCAGAAAACAATGTTCCCATTGTATTTAACAATTTTTCAGGACGAGCTAATAATGCATCTCCCAAATGCTTCTGTGCAGTGTAGTTAGCATTCCACTGCATTTGCTTAGTAATAAATCTACTTCCTGTTGTTGCCATTATTGTCTATTTTGTTTGTATTATAAGTAGTCTGCTAATGTTTTCTTGGTACTATCTTGAGGTGTCACCCTTCGTACATTATTACGCATATCAGCTGTTATATCAGATTTTAACTGTTTTGCTATTGCAGACATATCTAAGTTTGACTTAACCAGTTTTGCCAACAATACAGCTTTTTTGGGATCTAAAAGAAGTTTATTGATGTCTCTAATAAATGGTGTTACAACAGCGCCATTCTCCTGTTGAATATTTCTTTCGGTAAGATAAGTAGGCAAAGACATTTTATCTTGATGAGAAAGTTTTACACCATCAATAACAGGATTTAAGTTAATCAACTCTGCAAATTCTACTTTTCTCTTTCTTCTATCTTCTCTTTCTGCTAAAGCTTGCTCACGTTGGCGTTGAGCCATTTGTTCTTGTCTCTGCGCTTCCTGCTTTTCCCAACGCTTAAAATGAGATAATGCTACAGCACGTAATTTACCAGAATCTTTGAAAAACTCAATTTGTGAATCAATATATTCTTGATCATAACCATCTGCTAAAAGCTGCGTTTGAATTACAAGTTCTTGATTAGTTTCGTCATTAAGATCAAGATTTGCTGAAAGCACACGAGGTTTTTCATTCATAACAGTGTTCAAGAATACATGAGGATCTCCACCATTCACTACATATTTAATTAAATTTTGTACAATATCTGGTGTACCTGCCACAACCTCTTGCACACGATTTTCTACTGCATTATGTATAATTTCTTCAATTGAGTCTATAGCATCTTCTTCAGTTTGAGGCATATCGTTGTCATCAATTGACATGATACCTTTTTCTTTGAACAGATTTAACGCAGATAATATGGGAGATGTTTTAGTATTAGGTTTTGTCTTTTTAGTTTTATCGTCATCGACATCTTCTACATCATTTTCAGTAGACTCATCATCAAGAAAATCTACATCTATATCGCTATCATCGTCATCATCCTCAAACAAAGGATCTACTTTTTTATCCTTTTTCTTAGGAGGCTTAGGTTCAGTATTCTGAGAATCGTCTTGGTCATTATCGTCCTCATCATCCAGATCTTGTGTATCAGGATCTTCAGGAAGCGCAGACGACAACTCGTTGAAAAAATCATCAACGTTGTCATTCCAAAAATTCTTGTTATTCTCTTCTGTTTTCATCTCACACAAAAATACAGTTTAATTTATGAAAATGTTATACTCAAATCTGTAATTTGAGTTATTTACGTCAATAGGATTTATTGCTCTTTCTTATTTCTCTCGTTTTGCAATTTCTGCTTTTGCAAAGCTAATTTTTCTTTTTCTATTGCTATCTTTTTTGCCTCAACTTGCTTTTGATTTTCAAACTTTTCTCTATCCAGTTGATTTTTAGCTTGCACTTGCTCAACTTTCAAATTATGATCAGCTGCTTTGGCTAGTTCCATAAAATCATTTGTACCGTCATTATCTTTATCTAAATCAGGATTAAATGATGCACCTGTTAAAGATGCTTTAATGATTTCTGTTTGCCGTCTTTCAGCTTCTTTAACTCGAATGGTTTCTAGTTCCATTTGATGACGTTCTCGCTCAAACTCTCTCTTCTTTTCCTCTTCTTGAGCAAGAGCTTGCTGTTCCTGTTCTTGCATCTTTTTAACTTCCTCAAGTTTTTGCTTCTGTCTTACTTTAAGAACTTCTTCTGCTTCTACAATAGTTTGCTGTCTCAATACAGAAATTACATCCGCCAACTCAATTTGCTGTGACTGTAACGCAGCCTGTGCTAATTGTTGTATCTGTTGTTTAGTTTCTTCAAGCTTATAAGAATCAGTAACAAAAATGCCATAAGTACTATTATCTAATAACTCGTCATCCATTTCGATAATCTTTTGTGTAAGATCATCTGTAACATAAACCAGTTTTTCTTGATGATAAGTAGAATACGCAATCTTTGCTTGTTCTAATAATGCTTCTATAACAGCTTTGCGCGCTTGAGTATGTTGAGAGAAGTAGGGCTCTAGAGTATTAGACGATTGTTGTAACGATTGTTGATAATTTGTACTTGTCTCTCTATTCCCTACTTCTCCTGTTATCTTCTCGTTGATTCCAACTGCAACTCCTGCCTGTTGACGTATATAGTCAGCTAACTGTATATAACGAGATATATCTGACGCTAGAGATAAGTCTATTGTCTTTGCAAGAGTATTTACATCATTATATCCAGAACCTTCTTCATTTGGGTCAATCCACATAATAGATGTAGACTCAAAAAAATACTGCCATTTTTTTATATCAATCCCTGAAGATTTAGGTATGGCATTTATATTCATTAGAATCTTTTTGCCTTTGTCCGATGCAAGCATAAGTTCTAGACGATACATCACAATATTATAGTAATATTGATACGTTTTCAATCTGTCCATAATAGAGACAGGTTCGGAGTTCATGTTATCACACACGACTCCGTAATAAGGTAGCTTGCAATAAAAAAGATTGTCTATATCCTTAAATTGTCCTGGTACAGGTTGCATCTTCACATAAATATCTGTACCTATTTTCCAACCTTCATAAACTTCTGGTATCCACTGCGATTCTAAGTTTATATCACCCGCATCTTCATTTAACTTGTAGTTTTCATCTACAATGGTCTCTAAAATCTCGCCCTCTTCATTTGAATATGTGAGAAATTGAATCTTTCGCAAACCTTTCCAAGTACAATGTAATACTCGTACTGTATTTAGATCACGTTCAGTTATATCGTCATCAAACTCAAAGAATTCGTCTATAGCTTCTTGTGTACCTGTTGCAAATTGTTTGTCATAAATTTTATCAATATCGCTATCTGTAAGATATTCCCCAAACTTATTGACCACCTCTGATGGTGACATCATGTATTCACAAGTAGCCCATTCCCCATCTTCTATCTTATCACTATTTGCAGACATACTGCATCTAAAATGTAGCGGATTAACTACTTCTATGTTAGGTTCTTTATTCCAAATTTCAATGAGGTAAATTTCACGTGCAGATAAACAATAATGTTTGAATCCTTGTGAAAATTTTGCTTTTAACTCACAGCGTTCCGCTAAATATGCTAGCAATTGATTTGCCAAAACTTCCGCAGGATCTTGATGTTCTCTTTCCATGTAACGCATAACTTCTGGCGGAGTCATTGCGTGTTCTTGTTCTTCTTGTTGAGGTTGCTGTATTTGTCCTACTGGTGCTTGTTGCTGTTGAGGTTGAGCCTGCAACATTTGTTGCGGAGCTTGTTCTTGTGGCGTTTGGACTGGTTGTTCTTGATTGATAGATGCAAGAACTTGTTCTATAACATAGTCTCTAATAAGTGAAAATTTCTTTTGCTCTTTTCTTGTTGTTGCTTCTGCATTAACAGCAAAAGCTTTCCAAGAAAAAGGCAACCTTAATTCCATACCTAATAGCGCTTTCACCTTTTCTGAAACTATATCTCTATTAACCATTTGAGCTGGCAATTCTCCCGCTTCTGCACCAAAAGGTCTGCATACATACGCAAAATCTTCAAGATTGATTTTATTGTTAAACAGAGCATAATTAACTTTCATCCTCTGTTGATCTGTAATTTGATAATCAAGAGAAGCGAGAAAAGGATCTGTTGTATTATGATGATCTAAACGATCTATATGTTCTCTGTACCATTGCTTATGATTGGCTTCTTTCTGCACCATAGTAAGTCTAGGTCTTGATAATAAATCTTTTGCCATTATTCTAGAAAATTGTTGTTTTTTGATACATGGTATTCATCATCTCAAGTAATTCCTTACCGTTTGTTTTAGCAGGCGTTTCAAATTGAACGTCATCTGACATAGATTCTTGTACTTGAAACATACACATAATAAGTGCCGAAATCAAGTCAAAGTTATCTTTTCTATTATAACTAATCAACTCTTCTAATAATCTTCTAGAATATATTCTGTCTAAAACTCTTATCGGATCACCGTTTTCGTCATAGTCTACAACATCTATAAGCCAGTCTTGTATATATTTTTCTCCTTGACTTCTAAGACTTGCATTCATGTGACAACCATAAACACGCGCTACTGTAGAACCTTTAATAGCTTTTGAAATAACTCTATCTGGTTGTGCCGCTAATAAATTTAAGCGTTTAATTCTACGAAAATAGTTTTTTGTCCCAACAACTTCATTTTCATACATAATGGTTGTGTTGTAGAAATCTGCAAAATATTCTGCTATAGCATCTGCATATTCCGAAGTATCTCCTCTTCCGATATATTCTGCCACTATGTTAGAATGTGTATAAGATTGTCTTGTAGGAGATTTATAAACTATGATTGCAGACAATGATGTTCCTGTGTCTTGTCTTACAGGGTCATATCCTATCTTATAAGTTCCACGTGGGGCTCCTTCTTCAGGATATTCATAAATCACAGGACATCCAAGCAGATTTTTAGGCAATGTTTTATAACTTGTTATTGGAACTGCTTTACCTGTTAAGATTGGTGTTGCAGTGACTATTTTTCCTTCTCTTTTGAACTGTACTGGAATACCCTTCTTTTCTTGCCACTCATTGTCAATCACCTTGGCAAGTTGTGCTTGTAATTCTGCAATTGGAAATAATGAAGCATTATTAGTAGCAAAAGCCTCTTCACCATTTAATGGCTCTTCTTGGATTTTATTCTGGATTTCAACAGTAGAAGCTCCATCTTGTTTTCTTTTTTCACGTGCTTTAAGAATTGCTTCTCTAGCACCTTCTACATCTGAATTCCCTTGCTTATCATAATATCCTTCTAGATTCCAATTAGCAGGGTGAAAGAAGCTTCTAAGAGATTCTTTCATATCAGGATTCCAGATATTGTAGAACGGTAGCAAATCAAAGGCTTTTGGACGGGTATACATATCTGCAAAATCCACTGAACCAGATTCCATATCTCCTGAAGTCCCAAACAATGTTATTAAACCTGTTTTCAATGCTCCTGCTTTAACACAGTTTTCCGAAGATGCATACAACTTTTTTAATAATCCTGGTGTGCCGAATTTTCCACATTCTTCTATAAAAATATCTACGGCGTCTTTACCACGATTTGGATCTGGATTGTTGTTACAAGTAATGGCTGAAATTTCTGATTTGAAACCTTTCTCAATTTTAACACCATCCTTATATGTTATGTAAGAAGCTTTAATATGCTTGAATGTATTAACTACATCCGAGGGCATTGTCCAAGCTGTATTATCATTTACAAAAGTAATCATCTCCAACGCCATTGAGAAAACACCTTTTGGGTAAAGATATTTCTTATCAAAAGCATTGAATATTGTTAGAGAGTTAGGTTTAGTAAAAAAGTTGTTTGCTGATATTGCAGCATTTTTATAGGAATAACCCTTACGACGTGATTTACCTACCAAAAGATTTAACCCACCATTTAATGCTTCTGGTGGTAACTTCACTTCTAGCCTCAAGTTGTTATAGATTTCGAGCATCTTTTTTTGAAGCTCTGTTTCTGTCAGATTTTCAAACTTCTCTGGAACTCCACCACGATAATAGCCATCTAAAATTCCATAACGAGCAATTTCTCGTACCCAAAAATAATTATAGTCCCCATCCCAAAAATCAGGGAAAGAGACTTCTTTAACTACAACACGAGTATTTGGATCTGCTACTCTGGCTATTTGTGCAAAGTTGAGGTAAAAATAGTGATCGCCTGTTATCTTAGCACCACCTACTGAATAACCCTGAATACATCTTCTACGCTGTTCTTTCCAGTAATCAAACCAACCAGAAGACATCTCGGGATCTGCACAATAATATCCCTTCTTTCTGAAATGATTAGCTTCTTCTTGAAAACACGATGTGTTTATCCAGATGCCATCATCATTCCGAATACTACCTAATAAACCATCTGTATACTCATTTTCAATCATCTAAGCTCTCTGGATTTGCAAATGGTGAAATCTTCTTTTGAGCTCGAATTTGTAACTCTTCTTGTACCTCTTCTTGAACTATTTTCTCGACACCTTTTAACTCAGTAATCACTTTTTTAGTATCTGCAACAGCTGCTGTTAAATCTTTTGGCTTAAACATAGGAAGTAATGTTTTTGGATTAACTGCTTCAGGATCTAGGTTATTAAGATAATTTTCAATTTTCTTTACGAGTTTCAAATTCGCTTGGTAATATGTATACGAAGCCGAAGCTTCTGTATTAAATTTGTTATATAATGCTATTGCTTGTAAAACTAAATCGTCAGGAGTATACCCTTTTTCTCCGAAGACCTGATCTATAATTCTTGCACTTCTTACATTCTCTTCATATTGTCTGAAAAAGTTTGTTTTTGCTACAGAACAAAAGAACTCTATATATGCAAATTCTTTTAGAGCAAACTCTTTGTCTTCTGACTTATCTCTTTCCCATATATCAGAAAAAGGATGTACCAACAACGTCTCCGCTGTTGGTACAACTTTCTGATTTACAACATGGAATAGTATAGCCATTACACTGTTATTCCGTGATGATACAGCGTATAGATTGCTGCATAAAGACCTTCCACAAAATCTTCCAAGAATGATTTATCCCATAATTTTTCATAGTCTTTTTCATTATCCATGAAAGCAACCTCAACTAAGACAGCAGGACATACAACTCTTGACAAGATATAAAAATTAGCTTCTTTATCTGAATCACCATCAGATAAATCTTCTCTTAATTTATGATTTGGCACTGCCTTTATAGCTTCTTTAATAAACTCATTACAAATCAAATCAGAAGTAGTTACTCCTTGAGTTGTAAAGAATTCCATCCCTGAGCCACCCCCAGCATTAGCGTGTACAGAAAGTAGCATACCGTTAGGCACATCACGAATGATCTTGTTAACACGTTCAACTCTTTCTTCAAGAGAAACATCACGAGACTCTTCTGATACTCTGTAGTATGGAATTTGTGCCCTATCTAATTTCTCTGCAAGATGGTTAACTACCCATCTGTTAAACATACCTTCATACAGAACGCCATGTTTCCAATTTGGAGAACGCTTTCCAGCTGTTTGATATTCTCCACCAATAACCCCACCATGACCATTGTCAAGAATGGGAATAAAACGTTTTTCTCTGTCCATTATTTCGACACAACTGCATCAATAGTTAATAACTCTTCAGAACCGTCTTGAAATTCCACTTTTACATACTTCTTGGTCTCGTATGCATTATTTCCCTCTGCGACTAGATGTTGTGGAACTTCTCCAGCTCGCATAGTGACTTTAACAGCTCCACCAGCAATATCGTAAGATGGGTTAATACATCCACAAGACGCTGACACGTTAACAATTTTACTCACATCTTCCTGCTTAGTGAGTTCAAAAGATACTTCTACAGTATCTTTTTCTTTACAACTAACTGTTTTAGTTACCTCTTTGAAAAGACTCATTTTTGCAACTAACTTTTATTGTTTTCTGATTGACGATTTCATTATTCAAAAGTATTGACAATAACACATAATCACAATCAATAGGATCCTCTTTCTGTACTATCTGCCAAAAATTACCTCCAATTCTTACAAGTCTTCCTGCGACAAAAGCTGCCCACTTTTTAGAGCTCATAAACGGAGGATAACAAGGTTTATCGCAAGATTTAGAAGCCATCTGCAAAGCTGTTGTTGCACAGCCACACATCTTACAAGAACCTGTCTTGTAACACACTTGATCCATAACCGATATTCTGAAGTCTATCTGTGATAGAATATGAGGTCGTATAAGTTTTTTATACTTAGAATAGTACAGTTTGTAACGAATGTGACCTGTTATAAATGCATAAATATTTTTAAGCGTTGGCTTCGCTTTCTTTATTGGCTTCTGCTTCTGTGTTTCTGACATGTTTCTCTAGTATTTCTAAGTTCCTCTTGGCAGCTTCAAAATTAGTTCCTTTTTCAATAGAGACTGCTATTTTCTTGATAAGATGTTTTGCCCTACCTAAACAGATTGAAAACACTGCAAAATGCATAAACCTAAACCTCGGCAATACAGGTAATTCTGGATCAAGTATCATTTCTTCAAATCTCTTGTAAGGCGCTTCTACAATCTCCTGAATTTGATCTAGCGTATATTGTTTACGTATCTCTTCTGGTAAGGTTTTGTAGAACTCGTTAATGACTTGTCTCGATGTCTGTACCATTTTCTTCTTCAAAGGCTGAAATTTCCAGCTTAAATTGATACCCTTGTATTTCAGGTTCAGGATATAGATATTCGGGAATATATGCCACTTCTCGCTTTTCTATGAAGCCTTTTTTCTTTAAGGACGAGATATAGTTCGACAAACCTTGTGGACTAAGCTTTAACTTCGTGCAGATAGTTGTTTTATACTCTGTAGTGAAAGCTTGCTCAGGGTTTTCCATAAGCAGTGCTAAAACTTCGATTTCCATCTTTGTCAGCTTCTCTGGCAGCAAAGGAGATATAATCTCTAAATGCTTCCTCATATACTCCTTACGAGGTACTTTTAAGCTCTTTTGTAGAATTCGCATCGTTCAAAATTTTCACAAATATACATATCAGAATTGAAATACAGAAATTTTCTTGTCAAAAATTTTTGATGAAAAATTTGGCAATCTGAATTTTTTCTTGTTAACTTACGCGCTCGCGCACGCGTATTTATTA